TAAAGATGCCCAAGAAGAATATTTAAAGTTCACAGAATACTTCCACGACAAAGAACGTTATTTAATCATGTCATGGCAAGACGTTTGTTTTACTACTGAAAAGGCAGAAGCATAATGGAACTATTAGATGGAACCCCGTTGTTTGAAAAGCTTATGAACCACTTTGGCTGGTACAAAACTAAAAAAGTGGACATGGTTGTTGAAAATTTGGATGTACATTACGTATTCAAAATTAAAGATGAAATGCCAGAACCACCGTTTCCAGCGCCCAAAGCCAAACACAAGCCAGCATTAAAAAAGGCGACTACCAGAAAGAGTGCTAAAAATGGCAACTAAACCTGGCTTGTACGCCAATATCCATAAAAAACAGGCACGCATTGAACGTGAAAAAGCAGAAGGCAAGCCAGTAGAAAAGATGCGTAAGCCTGGAAGTAAGGGCGCACCAACAGCTAAAGCATTTAAAGAATCTGCTAAGACTGCAAAGAAACCATAATGGCTACTAAAAAACACGACAAACCAATTGCCCATAAAACAACTGGCAAGGGAAAGACCTACAACCCTACCGATAAGGGCGCCGGTATGACTGCTAAAGGCCGTGCTGAATATAACGCCAAGAACGGTAGTAATCTAAAAGCCCCAGCACCAAACCCAAAGAATGAGAAGGATAAGGGTCGTAAGGCATCATTTTGTGCAAGAATGGAAGGTGTAGTAAAGAAAGCAAAAGGCCCAGCAGAACGGGCTAAAGCATCACTTAAAAATTGGAACTGTTAATCATGCCCCTAATAAAATCAGTTAAACCCGCCGCCTTCAAAAAGAACGTTGCCACCGAAGTTAAGGCTGGACGTCCAGTCAAACAAGCAGTAGCAATAGCATATTCCGAAAAACGTGAAGCAGAAAAAAAGAAAGGTAAGAAAAAATGAGTTTAGAAACATTACAACTGGAATTTAGCCATTCTGTAAAAGAAATGGAACTAATCCTTGCTGGATTACAAAAATTGCCTATGGAAGCAGTCATGGCTTTATATACAAAGCTTCATGCAAGTGCTAAACAGCAAGTGGATGACCATTTAGCTAGTCAGCCAGTACAAGTAAAACCAGAAGATATTACCGTAGTATCAACTGAACAACCTGTTGCGTAAATACCACAAAAAGTATTTATAATTCAAGAATATGGACGAACAAACGAATAATTCAAGGGGTGGACAGCCTGGCAATAATAACGCCAGCAAGAATAAGCCATTTCTAGATGCCATGCGTAGGGCATTAGCCCAGAATCCCCAGAAGATTGCCAAGATAGTAGATAAAGTTCTTGACCAAGCAGAAGCCGGTGAAGCATGGGCCGTAAAAGAAGTAGCGGATAGACTGGATGGCAAGGCAATCGCCATTCAAGAAATCCAAGGACCTAATGGTGCTGAACTAAAGACTGGCGTAGTAATAACGTTCGTGGAACCTGATGGAACCATCACAACAGATTAAAGATGCCATTGCTAGGGAACGGTTTCCAGCCAAATTAAGATGCTTATTTGAACCCAAGCAATCACGCTATAGAATCCTGTACGGTGGACGTGGGGGTGCAAAATCTTGGGGAATTTCTCGTGCGCTATTGATTAAAGGCATTAAAAGCCCTATTCGTGTTCTATGCGCCCGTGAGTTTCAGACCAGCATTAAGGATTCTGTTCACAAGCTACTAAGTGACCAAATTTATGCCATGGGATTAGAAGCCCATTATGAAATCACCCAAAACACCATTAGGGGTATCAACGGTTCGGAGTTCATCTTTGCCGGCATAAAAAACAATATCAACGGTCTAAAATCTATCGAAGGAATTGATATTTGCTGGGTAGAGGAAGCCAACAACGTAAGTTCCCTGTCCTGGGGTGTTTTGATACCTACTATCCGTAAAGAAAACAGCGAAATCTGGATAAGCTTTAACCCAGAACTACCCACGGATGAAACTTATAAGCGCTTTGTATTAAATCCGCCAGATAACGCCATTGTTACTAAGCTTAATTGGAGTGACAATCCATACTTTCCGGAAGTGTTGGATATAGAACGCCGACAGCTTCAGGCACGTGACCCAGAAGCGTATAACAACGTATGGGAAGGTATTCCACGCCAGACTATTGACGGTGCCATCTTTGCTAAAGAAATGACTATGGCTGAATTACAAGGCCGCATATGCAATGTGCCTTATGATGCTACCAAGGGCGTTCATATTGTGTTCGATTTGGGGTGGAATGACCATACAGCGGTGTGGTTTGTCCAACTATACCCAACTGAAACAAGGCTTATTCGATACTTGGAAGATAGACAACAGACAATTAGCTATTGGTTGGCAAAAATCCAATCATTTGGTTACATGATTGATACCATCTGGTTGCCACACGATGCAAAAGCAAAGTCCTTAGGAACTGGTCGTTCCATAGAGGAAATTGTACGACAAACAGGAATAATGACAAAAGTTTTAGACCGTGTTCCAGTTTCAGATTCAATAAATGCGGCACGAACAATCTTCAGCAAATGCTATTTTGATAGGCAAAATTGTGAAGAAGGCTTACAATGCTTAAGACATTACCGATATGATGTTGACCCCGAAACGAAGCAATTTAGTCAGAAGCCACTTCACGATTATTACTCTAACGGGGCCGATGCTTTCAGGTACATAGGATTAATGATTAACGAACCAAGGAAACCACCCAAAAGGACGGTTCCCCACGTTCAATCTAGTTGGATGGGATAGATTATGGCTGAAACGCAATACGATGATTATGACCCTAGAATTGACGATGCAAAGCAATTCCTACGTTTTGCGGCAGATGCCGATACTAATAACCGTTCAGAAGCATTAGATGACTTAAAGTTTGCTGGCGGCGACCAATGGCCAGTAGAAATCCAAAATAGCCGTAGCGTGGAATCACGCCCTTGTTTAACTATTAATAAGGTTGATGCGTATATCCGTCAACTATGTAACCAGCAAAGACAGCAACGCCCACGGATGAAAGCCCATGGGATGAATAATCAAACTGACGAACAACTAGCCGATATTGTTACTGGAATGTGTCGTCACATTGAAAATCAATCTAATGCAGATCACGCATATGACACAGCTTATGAATCAGCGGTTCGTATGGGTTGGGGTTTTTGGCGTGTAAACACACGATATGTAAATGAAAAATCATTTGACCAAGAAATTTGCATTGACACGATTGATAACCCTTTTACCGTATATTTTGACCCCAATTCGGTGCTACCTGACGGTTCAGATGCTGAAAAAGTGTTAATCACAACGGTAATTCCTAAAGAAAACTTCAGGGCAATGTACCCTGGCGCTGAAGATGGAAGCGGATTTACCCAGCGTGGTACAGGCGATAGCGATGCAGAATGGGTAATGAAAGAAGATATTCGCCTTGCTGAATATTTTTATACCAAAATTGTTAATGCAGACTTAATTCTATTGTCAGACGGTTCCCATATTTATGAAGATGAAATGCCAAGCGAAAAAGTATTAGAAATGGCTGGCATTTATGAAGTGTCTAGACGTAGTTCTTGGCGCAAAGAAATTCATTGGTGCAAGCTAACTGGTATGCAAATCCTTGAAGAAGGCAAATGGGCTGGTAAATATATCCCTATCGTGCCTACTTATGGTCAGCAATTGGTTATTGAAGGCAAACGTAAGAAATTTGGCCTAGTTCGCATGGCTAAAGACCCACAAAGAATGTACAACTTCTGGGTTACATCCATTACTGAATCCGTGGCACTTGCGCCCAAAGCCAAATGGATTATGGCTGAAGGACAAGACGAAGGACATGAAAACGAATGGGCGCAAGCCAATACCAAAGCCATGTCTTATCTGCGTTACAAACAAACAGATACCGATGGCCAGCCAGCACCACCCCCAATACGCCAGGCACCAGAGCAACCACCAGCCGGAATTATGGCGGCGGCCGCTGGAATTAATGCTGACTTGATGGCAGTTGTAGGTATTTTTGACCCAAGCCAATTACCACAAGGCAATATTAGCGGTAAAGCATTACAAGGTCAACAGATGCAAGTTGACATGACTAATTACCATTACTACGACAATTTGACACGTTCAATTGCCCATACTGGCCGCATTATTCTTGACCTTATCCCCAAGATTTACGATAAAGAACGGGTTATGCGGATTATTGGTGAGGATGGAAAACCCAAAATCATTACTATTAATCAGCAAGGCAAGGACGAAAACGGAGTAGATAAGGTTTTAAATGACGTAACCGTTGGTGAATATGACATTGTGATGGAAACCGGCCCTGGATTTAGCACTAAACGCCAAGAAGCCGTGGAATCCATGATGGCCGCTTTAACTGCTAATCCGAACCTATTTGGGCAGATTGGTGACCTAGTATTTAGAAATATGGACTTCCCAGGTGCAGAAGTTATTGCAGACCGCCTTGCTTCTATCAATCCATTGGCCAAAATTGACGACCAATCCAAGATACCACCACAAGTTCAAATGCAAATTCAGCAGATGCAACAAGCATTGCAACAAATGGGCCAGCAAAATCAGCAATTACAGATGATGATTAAACAACGCCAAGATATTGAACAAGTTAAACAATCCCATGAGGACCAAAGGGCAATTCTCAATGCCGGCGTTAAAGTGCATGACCAGAACACACGGTCAATCACTAGCCAAAATAAAATGGAAATTGATGCAATTATGGAACTTTTGTTACACCATTTGGACACCAATCGTCTTGAAAAAGAAATTGCCGCCCGTAACCGTGAACAATACGAATATATGGGTCAAGCAAATGTCGGATTAGGACAAGGAAATATTGCACAACCACAATAAAGTGTTGTAATATAGTCACAACCTACCGTTGGGTTCAGCGGGTCAAATCTTGGAGTTATCCATGTCAGAAGCAAATGTAGCAGAACGTTTGGCATCAAACGTTGTAACAAGTGAAAATGTAGTTGAATGGAATGTTAACAAGTTAGGTTTAGCTACCGAACCGGCTAAAACTGCGGCTGAAACCGTTGAGGAAACTCCAGTTTCAGAGCCAGTAGCCGAAGAAGGTCAGAGTGAACCAGCCGTTACTGAACAGGAAACGACCGAAACAGAGGAACGAAAACCCAACCCCAAGTTGGAAAAGCGGTTTTCAGAGTTGACCAAAGCACGTAAAGCGGCAGAAGAATCAGCCGCCCAAGAACGTGCCGCTAGGGAAGCGCTGGAAGCCCGTTTGCAAGCTTTAGAAGGACAGCAATCGAATAAGAAAACGAATGAGGTCAATACAAAGCCACAACCTGACGACTTTCCCGATGCGTTTAAATACGCTGAAGCGTTAGCCGAATGGTCAGCAAATGAAGCAGTAGCAAGACGTGATAGGGAATTAAGGCAACAACAAGAGCAAGCTAAACAACAGGAAGTATTAAAAACCTGGCAAGAAAAGCTTGATGCTGTTAAAGCTGAAGTACCCGATTACGAAGATATGATTGCATCATCAACTGTTGCTGTAAGCGATGCAGTACGTGATGCAATTTTGGAAAGTGATGTTGGTCCACGGATTCTGTATGAATTAGCTTCAGATGATGAACTGGGCGCCAAGATTGCAAACCTATCTACTGCACAAGCTTTGAAAATGATTGGTAAGTTGGAAGCGAAGTTTGAGGTGCAAGCCGAAGAACCAGCTAAGAGTAAGCCTGTTGCGGTGAAGTCTAATGCACCGAAACCTATTAATCCTATTCGTGGGACTGGCAGTCAAAGCGTTTATACAGATGGCGAACAAATCGACTATCAAGCTTGGAAAGCCGGCCGCAAATTAGGAAAGATTCGTTAAGGTAACAATTTAATTTATCCTTAAAGGAATTAGTATCATGGCAAATAATTTATTGACGATTTCAAAAATTACTAATGAAGCTTTGATGGTTCC